GTATAGAGTTTCCAGAACTTAAACAACTTGCGATGGAAGAGTACCATGACTGGGAACCTGATTCGTTTATTGTGGAGAAGAAAAGTTCTGGTGTAGCCTTGTATCAAGAGATGCGGCGTATGGGCTTACCAGTATCGGAGTACACGCCACATAGGGGGTCAGGAGATAAGTTAGCCAGACTTAACTCCGTTGCAGACATAGTAGCATCTGGGATTTGCTGGGTGCCAGAGACACGGTGGGCTGAAGAAGTGGTCGAAGAGATTGCAGGATTTCCATTTATGAGTAATGATGACCTCGTGGACTCTACAGTTATGGCCTTGATGCGGTTTAGGCAGGGCGGATTTATCAGATTACCTAGTGACGAACCTGAAGAAGAACGGTTCTTTAAACGACGCCGAGGCGGATATTATTAAAAGGGTTAGCAATGGCTATTGAAAAAGGACTATACGCAGCTCCAATGGGGTTAAAAGACTTAGAAGGTGACCTTGAGGGCATGGAAGAGATGGAAATCCCTGAAATGGAAATCGAGATCGTCGATCCTGAGTCAGTAACTCTGTCTGATGGTAGTATGGAGATCACCATAATGCCCGGAATGGACGGGGATGTTTCTGAATTTGGTGGTAATTTAGCCGAAATGATGAGTGAAGACGACCTTGATGAGCTGTCAGGTGAACTTGTTGGGCAAGTTAAGGCTGATATTGAAGCGCGTAAGGACTGGGCGGACACATTTGTTAAAGGTTTAGACGTATTAGGCTTTAAATATGAGCAACGTACAGACCCTTGGGAAGGCGCATGTGGCGTTAACTCTACAGTTTTAGCTGAGGCAGCCATACGGTTCCAAGCTGAAACCATGAGTGAGACCATGCCAGCGGGTGGGCCAGTAAAAACTAAGATACTTGGTGTAGAAACTAAGGAAAAAGACGAAGCGGCTGCCCGGGTTATGGCAGATATGAACTACGAATTGACTGAAAACATGGTTGAGTACCGACCAGAACACGAACGGATGCTATATAGCCTCGGTTTAGCAGGTTCTGCGTTTAAAAAAGTGTATTTTGACCCTAATCTAGGGCGTCAAGCTGCTATATACATCTCAGCAGAAGACGTGATTGTGCCTTACGGCGCGTCGAATATTGAAGCCGCAGAACGTGTAACACATATAATGCGGAAGACTAAGAATGAATTGAAGAAGCTACAGGCCGCAGAGTTCTATAGAGACATAGACCTTGGAGAGCCAGAGCCTTACCACACAGACATCGAAGAGAAGAAAGCGGAAGAAGGGGGCTATTCGCTCACTGATGATGACCGCTACGCTATCTACGAAATACACGCCGACCTTCTTATAGAAGGTATTGATGACGAAGATGGCATTGCTCGACCATATGTCGTCACGATTGAGCGTGGAAGTGGTGAAGTGCTGGCGGTCCGTAGGAATTACGAGGAGGGTGACCCTCTCACTCTCAAGCGCCAGCACTTCGTCCACTATAATTATGTACCGGGATTTGGGTTTTACGGCCTTGGCCTGATACATATTATCGGTGGGTACGCCCGTGCCGGTACTTCCTTGATACGTCAACTCGTAGACGCGGGTACGCTCTCCAACCTCCCGGGAGGGTTAAAGTCCCGTGGATTGCGTATCAAGGGAGATGATACACCTATCGAGCCGGGCGAATTTAAGGACGTAGACGTGCCGTCAGGGTCAATCCGTGACAACATCATGCCGCTACCTTACAAAGAGCCTTCACAGACGCTCCTAGCGCTTCTCAACCAGATTACTACTGAAGGTCGTAGGTTAGGCGCGATTAGTGATATGGACATCTCTGACATGTCTGCTAACGCTCCTGTGGGTACTACACTAGCTCTACTAGAACGCACACTGAAACCTATGGCTGCTGTACAAGCACGCGTACACTACGCGATGAAGCAAGAGTTTAAACTACTCAAAGCGATCATGGCGGAGTATGCCCCTGAAGACTACGCTTATATACCCGCTAGAGGCGAGGTAGGGGCTAAAAGAGAAGATTATATGATGGTGGACGTGATCCCTGTCAGTGACCCTAATAACTCGACTATGGCACAACGTGTAGTACAGTATCAGACTGTTTTGCAGATGTCGTCGCAAGCACCACAGATATATGACCTACCACAGCTACATCGTCAGATGATAGAAGTATTGGGTGTGAAGAACGCCGATAAACTCGTCCCAACTAAGGACGACGCAAAACCAACCGATCCGATAAGCGAGAACATGGATGCCCTAGTAGGCAAGCCTATGAAAGCGTTTATTTACCAAGACCACGAGGCGCATATCGCTACGCATACATCGTTCATGCAAGACCCTATGATGGCTCAGATGATCGGACAGAACCCACAGGCCAAACAGATTATGGCGTCTCTACAGGCGCATATAGCCGAACACTTAGGGTTCTCATATCGCACCAAGATCGAAGAGAAGCTTGGTGTACCACTACCGGCTCCAAATGAGGAGATGGATGAGGATATGGAAGTACAACTGTCACGTCTGGTTGCAGACGCAGGCAAGCAACTTACGCAGGCTAACCAGAAACAAGCTGCGCAACAGAAAGCTCAACAGCAACAGCAAGACCCGATCATACAGATGAAACAGGCAGAGCTGCAGATTAAACAAGCTGAAGAGCAACGCAAAGCCGCTAACGACCAAGCAGATCAACAGATCAAACAAGCGGAACTACAGTTAAAGTCTCAGAAGATTCAAGCGGACGCTACTTTAGCCGCTGAGAAAATTCGTATTGACGAAGAAGAACTTAAACTAAACGCTCAGAAAGATGGTATTAAAATGGCATCTGACAGGCGCACGTCTAACGCTAAGATCGACATTGAGATGGCGCGTATGGCACAAACAAAACAAAAACCAGAGGGTAAAAACTAAGTATGGCTAAAACCGTCTTTGACGTGCTTAAAAATAAAATCGGCGAGGACATCTCGTCTGCACAGAGTTTCTTAACCGCAGGGTCACCCAAGGACTATGCGGAATTTAGGGAAGTTGTTGGCTTAATTCGGGGTCTCGAAGCCAGCAAACAATACATTGAAGACCTTGCGAAAAACTATATGGAAAACGATGATGACTGAAGAAGCAGTTAAAATCAGCGATGCTGAATTAGAACTACAACTACCTAAACCCGTGGGATACCGCGTGTTGGTAGCACTACCACAACCCGAAGAAACCGTAGCAGGGACATCGATCCTGAAAACGGAAACAGCTAAAACTCAAGACCATATCATGTCTATTATAGGACTTGTTGTGGACATGGGCGATCAAGCGTACTCTGATGACGAACGTTTCCCTACCGGACCTTGGTGTAAGGAAGGCGATTTTGTTATGTTTCGTATGAACTCAGGAACACGTTTTACAATAGGTGGCGTTGAATATCGGTTAATGAACGATGATTCAATTGAAGCAGTTGTAGACGATCCAGCAGGTATTCAGAGGGCATAAATATGGCATTTCAAAAAGTAGAATTTGAATTTCCGGAACCAGAGGACAACAAACTAGACATTGAAGATTCTGGTTCTGTTGAAATTGATATTTCCGGCAAGAAAACTAAAGAAGACTTCATGGAAGTAGAAGAGACTCCTGAGCCAAAGGCTAAGGAAAAAGTCGAAGAAGCTCCTGAAGACGACTTTGAAGTGGAGGTTGTAGATGATACACCTAAAGCAGATCGTAACCGCAAGGCTTCAGAGCCTCCGGCAGATGTTACAGATGAAGAACTTGAAGATTATTCTGACAAAGTTCGTAAGCGTATCCAGCATTTCAGCAAAGGTTACCACGACGAGCGTAGGGCTAAAGAAGAAGCTTATCGCCAGAGTCAAGAGCTTGAGCGCGTTACTCAAAAGCTTATGGAAGAGAATAAAAAGCTAAAAGGTAATGTGAACAAGAACCAAGCTGCTTTGTTAGATCAAGCAAAGAAGAATGCTGATATTGAATCAGAAAACGCTAAACGTGAGTACAAAGCAGCGTATGAATCTGGTGACTCTGACGCCGTATTGGATGCACAAGAAAAGTTAACCAATGCTAAGTTAAAGTCCGATAGACTAGCAAACTTCAAATTACCATCTTTACAGGAACCAGAAACCCCTGTAGAAGTAGAAACAGAACAACCCGCTCCGGCAGTACAAGTTGATGACCGGGCTGCAGATTGGCAAAAAGCCAATACGTGGTTTGGAAGTGACGATGAAATGACGAGTTTAGCGCTGGGGTTGCATAATAAACTTGTCAAACAGGGCGTAAGCCCACAAAGTGATGAATACTACGAGGCTATTAATTCTCGTATGCGTCAAGTATTCCCCGAAAACTTCGAGGATGCTGAACCGAAGCGAAAGAAGACCCAAGTGGTTGCCCCCGCAACGCGGAGCCAAGCAGCACGAAAAGTGACGTTGACACGCACTCAGGTACAAATCGCTAAGAAGTTGGGGTTGACACCCGAACAATACGCCAAACAGGTTGCAATAGATATGAGGAAAGCAAATGGCTGAGAATCGCATAGACCGCGAATTAGAAAAACGTGAAAAAACTGTCCGTAAGAAAGCTTGGACACGCCCAGAGACTTTACCGTCTCCTGCGCCACAGGCTGGATATAGCTTCAGATGGATTCGCGTAAGTAACCAAGGCCAAGTAGACGCTACCAATGTCTCGTCAAAGTTACGTGAAGGTTGGACGCCTGTAAGAGCTGAAGATCACCCAGAAATCTCTATGGTTACTGTAGAACAAGAACGTTTTAGAG